CAGATAAGGTGATGTTTCCGATATACTCCAATTCATAACCACTTCCTTTCTGCCGGCATCAGGCCGCCAGCTGGCCATGTTTGATCCCCTCCGGGGCGATGACAATCTTATCCCGGCATGTCGTCTTTTCCCCGTCCTGTCTGCCCGGATACGCTCCGGGCGGCGGTTAGAGGGTCACAAGACTATAGGGATATGCGTTCCATTGGCCATTTGAGAGCCAAGAGAGCTCGTTCCGGTCGATAGCGATCCTCCTCCCGTTGTCCTGACCTATGGCGCGCCACAGATCATCCTTGCCGTTATCGCCCCCGTAGATGATGTCAATTGCCCGCACAGTGACATTTTCTCCAGTTGCCCGCGCGCAATACTGCCCCTCATTACCCATGATTTCAATCTTTGCTCGCATTTTCCTTTCCCTCCTTTTTTTGATGTGGTCCTGAAATAGGATAAGCGATAACTGTGCCAGAAGATTCCAGGAATCAACTAAGTATGCGAATTGCGAAGCAAACATTTATTTTAAGCAACAGTTATCAATAATTTAAAATCTCACGCCATATGGAATTATTACGGATAAAATTGCTCTATTCTCAATAATATCCTCACCTTGTAAATATTCCAGGAAAACTGGAAAAATTCCAGAAAAAGTGCTGGTAGTATGATTGTCTATACAAGGTTATTTGGGCATGAAGGGCCAGCTTGGCTCTTTTCGCCGTTCTGTTTTATGTTTCCGGGATTGGTTTTCTAAAAACTATCCGCTATAATGCCGCACGAGGATTGATATGGACTGCTCACGGTGCGACCATTACAACCACGGATTGGGATTGCCCCTGTGTCTCAGATGCAAGAAATACAAAGAGATACAATTAAAATCAGTCAAACGCGACAATATAAAAACAGAAAATCTGCCCCAGGCAGTCATGGATAACATTGCAGATCCCCGAACTCGCGATTTAATGACCATCGTCAGGCAACTGCCGGCCCAATACGCTGTTCCCCTGCTCATGCGATCAGTCCTTAATATGTCAATCCCCGATATAGCCGTATTCTTCAAAATCTCAAAACAGGCGGTTGACCAAAAAATTTCCAAAGGCATCGATATTATTAAATTATCCATTCTGCATGGTTGACCTCCCTGCTATATAGAATAATAGAGGAACGCGATTAACAGCAGCGCGTAGCGCACCCTTGCCGCAAAGCCGAAAGGCGGAGCGGCGATGCCTAAGCAAGCGCTCCTCAAAGAGCGCGTAGCGACACAAGCGTACCACGCAAGCGGATAGCGCCTACCGTTAAGGGAGTGAATATGACCCCAGAGCAAATCGCAACCGCAACCGCAGCTCTGGCCTGCGGAAAATCCCAAACCGAAACCGCCATCATCACGGGGATACCACGGAGCACCCTCCAATATAATATCAAAAAAGACGAAATCGCCGCACTCATTAAGGATTGCCAGGCAAGATTAATAAAATCATCGCTCACCAAAGCCATAGAAAATCAGGCAAGTAAAATAGAATTATCCGCAAAACTGGTAAATAAAGCTCGGCTCGGCGAAGAAATGCCGGACTGGAGTAAAACATACGCCGAACTCGGAACCAGAGCAGAAGAGAAACTCCTCGAATCGGTAGGCATCCATCCATCGCATACACAAAGCATCAGCCTCACGCAGATCATGATTGATGCTCGATCCGAGCTAAGCCCAACCGTGGAGCGCCTACTGGTAGAGCATCTCCAAGGAGGTGTAATTGATGTTGGCGACCCGGATCGTGTCACGATTGGCCTAAAAGCAGGTGATAAGGCATGATAGCACTGTACCATAATATAACACTATTCGCTAAGTACATGATAATCAAGGCAAAGCGGAATAAATGAAAGTTTACATATTATACGTTATCAGACATTTTATTAAGGTGTCTGGCAATCGGAAGAGGGGCGGGGGGGACCGGCGGCGGGTTGCGCCACTGGGTTAGGGAATCCCTTTTCCCGTCACACACGGAGGGTAAAAAGGTTTTGAAAATATGTGGTCGTGATTACAAGGTATCATTCGTGCGGAATCGGTAGGGTAATTTACTTTTGGATTGTCTGGTTTGTTATAGGGAGGGAGCGATATGCCGTTAGTGAGGGGTAAGTCAAAGAGGGCGGTCAGCCGGAATATATCGGAGTTGGTAAAATCAGGTAGGCCGCAACGCCAGGCGGTTGCGATCGCAATGAAAAAGGCTGGCAAGAGTCGGAAAAAGAAGAAAAGGAAGGAACGTGGTTGATTCCGACCTTTTCACAGCTTACTGAATCTGACATAAAGGCGTTGAATGATTTCAGTGGGTATTTGGAGTTTATACCGACGAAGATGTTTTATTGGTTGATAAACTGTCCGTGCAAGATTATTTGCCTCTTCTTTGGGAATCAGGGAGGAAAAGACGAGACAATTATTATGGATTATTACCTGCGGGTTTGGGGCAGGCATCCGCAGAAGCACAAGAACATACTGCCTGACGACAGGGTAAGGACGATCCGGTTCGCATCGGAAAACCTGCCGGGGGACAACGAGAACGAGGAAGTACGAAATACTCAATACCCGGTCCTGAAACGGAGATTCAATCCTTCATGGATTTTGAAGGACATCACGGCCCGGAAGCCGGTTATCGCGGTACAGCCGCAGACGCACAGGGTTTTGTATGATGGGACGAAATGTCTTACCAAGCCGGTTCAGTTTGAGTTTGTTTCTTACGGGCAAAGCACGCAGGCGCAGGCGGGGGTACAGCGAAAGTCGGTTTACATAGATGAATCCGCCCCGCAGGATTTCTTTTACGAGCAGGTGCCCCGTTTACTGGCTGCTGACGGCGACTTACTTCTTTCTTATACGCCTGTTCCGGGGAATATTGGATGGGAATTTGACGAACTCTACGAACGGGCAAGGATAATTTACAGGACGGAATTGGTCAGAAACCGGGTGAGGGAACGCACCGGGGTTGAGTTGCCGGAGATTCAAAAGACCGATAGCAAGGATGATATTGCTGTAATCATGGCCGCGACGGATGACAACCCGGTTTATAAACAGTTAGCAGAGGAGAAAAGCAAGCGCATAGGAGAGGTAATCACGGTTGATGAGTATATTGCCGACATGCTCAGCCTGATTTCCGACGAGGATGAGATTGATGCGCGGCGATATGGATTGTTCCGGCAGTTGTCGGGGAAGATTTTCAAAGGATTCAGCGCAGAGCATAAAATTGGGGGCGAAAAGTATTTCCCGGACGGGATACCGTATGAATGGAAGCATTTCAGGGGGATTGACTGGCATGAATCTACGCCGTGGGCGTGCGGATGGATTGCCGTAAGCCCGCAGGATGAGGTTTTCGTCTATAATGAGTTTAACCCGTCGCCGGAAAAGATGATTACGATGGAAATTGCGCGGGTGATTGCCGTCAGGAGCCAGGATTACCAGTTTGATTTGAATCTGATCGACCCGTTGGCGGCCAAAGTGCAGCCGAACACGGGATTAAGCTCGCTGGAGGATTTGAATCGAATATTTGCCGTATTTAAACGTGAAGGGATAGGAACCGGGGGGTACTGGCAGGTATGGGATACGAAATCGCAGAAGGGCAGAGATGAAATCAGGAAGCGGTTGCAGAATGCTTCTCTGTGTGGGCGTCCGTTCAACAACGAGATCAAGAAGGAGGGCATTACACGACACCTGCCTACCCTCTGGATTCTGGACAACTGTGTGGAGACGGTCAAGAGTTTGAAGAACTGGCGGCGCGAGGAGTGGGAACGGCGTTCGGCATTGACAACGAAAGACGAAAAGGAGACACCGCAACAGAGATGGTCGCATTTTTGTACGATGTTGGAAGGGTTATTGAAGCGCCCGGAGGTCTTTTCTGCGAGATGGAGTTCCTATCGCACTTACAGGGAGCCGAAGAGATACTTTCAAGCGGCTGGGGCTGGTTGATGCCATTATATTTACTATCTTGTAAGAAATGCGAGAAATTATGGGAATTGCTTATCAGGCTGGAAGATTTCGAGAAGGGCATCGAGTGTCCTGAGTGTGGGGAGAAGTTGAAGCGGCTGGTGACGCCGGTTTTGTTTAAGGTGAATTGATGAAAGAGGATGTCGAGAGGCACATTGCGGGCTTGATCAAGAAGGAGTACGACACCGCGAAGTCGAACCAGGGCGGCGACAATGCCGACTTTGAAGCGGTAATTGATCTTCTTGAGTGTAAACGGACGGAAAAGAACTATGAATGGCTTAGTGATGTGTTCTTTCCCAAGTATCCCGCGATGGTGCTTACCGAATCATCTCAGTGGGCAAATCAGTATTTTGCCAGTCGGGACTATGTCGATGTGTACCTTGAAGGCGATGGCCCGGACGATCAGGCAAAGTGCGCCCTGGTCAAGAAACTGCTTAACAAGACCCTGAATCGGCGCGGGCTGTATCATTACCAGAAATATATGAGGGCAAGGACTATCAATTCTACGGCAGGCGTGACCTATGCCGTCTGCGGCTGGGATCAGGTGTTACAGGAAACCGTGGTGGGCACGCGCAAAGTGCCTGACGGCGGATCGAGGATGCTGCCCACCGGGATAGAGATCCCGACATTCCGGGATGAGGATGTGACGGAAGACCAGCCGTTAAAAGATTGTTTTGAGTATGATGTCCTTGACCCGCGCAATGTATTTACCGACAACACCTATTGCTATTCAGTTCAGGACAAGGAATGGATCATTCTACGCTCGGAGGAATCTTACGAAACCCTGAAGTTGAACGAAAAAACTCACGGATATTTCAACCTTAATAAAGTGAAGGACATTCTCGATGGAAAATCCATTGGCGAAACCGATACGTCCAAAGAGACATACAACAAAGAAGATCAGAAAGCCAAGGTTGCCGAACCCGTTTCAAGGTTTGGGGATACCCTGACCCGGTACGGTAAGATGTGGGCGGTGGTGAAGACGCGGGATGAATACGGGAACCCGACTGCGGTTGACTATGGATATGACGACCTGAAGGGAAAAAAAGAAAATGCCGAAATCGTGGAGGGCATTTCGGCAGTATTCCTTCATGGAAGCCAGTCTATTTTGATCCGATTCCAAGCGACGCCATTCATTGACTCCACCGGAAATCCTTTCAGGCCGATTATCCGGGGGCTTTGCTATATCCACCCAACAAAAGACGTAGGGATGTCGGACGGGAAATATGCGAGGGAGTCGCAGGTGGCCCTTAATGACACGATCAATATCAGCAATGACCGGGTGAAACTGGCTACCCTTCCGGTCTTTGTGGGCGACAAATACGCCTGTGAAGATAACGATGACATTTACATGGAACCCGAACATATCATCCCGCTGGAAGGCGGTCCGGATAAGGTAAGGGAATTGGTAGTCCGCGACAATATCGGCGGGGCCATGCAACAGGCTCAGATGTTTATATCCGGCATGCAGGAAGTCATGGCCGTATTCCCGACGACCATGGGAGAAGTGGGGCAGGCATCCACAACGGCGACGGCGGTTGCGGGGGCCGATACGAGAAGCAATCTCCGGGCGAATTACAAGGCCTTGACCTTTGAATATACCTTTCTGACGGACCTTTATTGGATGATCTTGCAGACCTCGTACCGGTTCATGCACCCCATGACGGCATTGAAACTCTTAGGGAAGGAAGGGGTCATGCTCTATGACCCATCCTGCGATTATACATATCAGCCTGTTTCATCGAATATCGAACAGGAACACGGCAAGATCCGGAAAATGACCATCCTTGATCAGATGATGGGCAGGGTTGCCAATATCCCGAATCCCAAGACGCCGATGCTGATAAACAAGCTCATGGTGAAATTCTTCGATCTCCTGGGTGCGGAGTATCAGGACATCAAAGATTCACTGCTTGATGAGGGACCGGCGGGGCAACAGGCGGCGGTAGGGATTGCTCCTCAAGACACGGCGGCGGGGTCTCCCGGTGACATGGCAAGCAATCAGATGGGAATACCCGCAAGTTCCCCGGAGATGATGGCGAGGGGGATGTAAATGGCTGAAACAACCGTAACAGCGGACCAGATTGCAGATTTCCTCAGACGGAAAGGACGGGCGGGGTCACAGACGCTTTCCATCTTGGGGAAATACAGGCCATTCGTGGAGGCGATAAATTCCGAACTCGGAAAGGAGATATTGAGAGATGCTATTGTAGTCCACGAATCGCTTTTGCAGAAGGTGGCGGACCTGACGGCGACCCCGGAGGAAACAATGGAATATAGTGCGCTTCGCAAGATCATCATGCGATGGTCTGACCGGATTGCGAAATACGAAAAGAACCTGGCGGAACTAAAGACATGAAAGACCTTTTCGACTACATGAGGAAACGGGATGCGAAGGGAGAACTTTTTTTGAATAGCGAGGGCAAGAAATTCTTTGGCGAGGTTCACGTGATTTTCAACGATGGCAAGGTGGTTCATACGCGGGACTGGCAGATGAACGACGTTGCGATGGTTGTGGAAAGCAAGAAGGTTTAACGCCCGTCGCCCGCCCCTGACTACAGGCTTGCGGGACCGGGAATAAATAAAAGGAGAAGCTAAAAAATGGCAGACGAGCAAACGCAGACGCAAACGCCCCAGGAACCGGCAACCGTCACGCAGACCGTGACCGATGAGGCCCTTTCCTCCGCGTATGATGATGCACAGACAACGACGGAACAGGCGCAAACCGAAACCACGCAGACCACGGAACAGCAGACGGAACAAACGGCGACCACGGAAACCGGACAGGCAGAAGAGCATCAGGAACCTATCGAAACAGAGGAGCATTTGGAACCCACCGACAACGCAGAGCGTTCACGGTTAGGCCGAAGGCTCAAAGCGACGGAAGACAAACTTGATGCGCTCCTTGCAAAATTTGAGGGGCAACCGGGTGGGCAGGCACAACAGCAGCCCGCGCAGGTTGCCGAGAATGTGACCTATGACGACACCTATATTCAAAACCAAATTGACGCCGCCATTGCAGAGGGCAAATTGCCCGAAACCATTATGACGCCGCACGATCAGTATCGGGTGAATCAGTTCGTCAACGGGTTGCATCAGACCATGTCGAATCAGTATGCCTTCCGGTATCTCAACACCCTGAAAGCTCCGGTGCTTAAAGGCAACACGCCGGATGACATTCATGCGGAAGTGATCGAGGAACTTCAAAAGGTGGACAGCCCGTTTAACCTTCGACGGTATGACAATCCGACGGTTGACGCTCAGATGAACTATCTGGAAGCCAAAGCGTCGGTCTTGCAGAAACGTCTTGCCGGCGGAAAGCCGACGACCGTTTTTAAGGGACAACCAAAAGGCGGTCCGGCAACGGGGACATCCGTCTCGACGCGTACCGAAACCGTGGTGGATGAAATGCCCGCCCTCGATGAAGCGTCTCAGGACTTCATCAAGCGAACCGGGATGAGCGTGAATTCCGTCAAGTCTGCCCTGAAAGGTCCTATGCCGTTTTACCTGAGAGGAGGACTCCGATAATTGGAGAAAGGCCGTTACACCGTTTACACAAAGATGAGATTGCCGAAAAGGAAGCGGCGGATTGCCGTTCCCGGCTCCTTCGAGGACACGGGGAAATATATCCGGTGCTGGAATTGCGGGTTCATCGTCAATGTGGATCGGGACATGGGAGACCCGGAGAGAATCGGGAACTACGAAACAGACATGGTTGTGGCTTCGCAATTTCCCGCTGGTAGCGGTTCCGGCATTCAAATCGGGTTGGACGCATTGAGTATGGTTGGCATGCTGCTTATAAACGGTCCGGACGGGAATCCCGTCACGGATTTTTACATGCCACGGATTCCACAGGTGGCGCGGGGATGTGCCCTTTGCGGTGTGGCCAACCTGTAAAATAACATAACGCTAATCAGAAAACTGAAGGCGACATGAACGGTTTTTGAACCGGCGGTCGCCTTTTTCATTTTAAGGAGGATACACAATGGGATTCACGGTAATTGAAAGTCCGATTCGCAACATCTGGGCGCCGGTGAACTTTGCCAATGCTGCAAAAACGATCTACGAAGGGTCGATTGTGGCAATGACAATCGCGGTAGGTCAGCCGGATGGGGAAGGTCTGATTGCACTTGCGGCGGCAGCCGGGCATGATGATACCACCACTAAAGCAGTACCCTTTGGTGTCGTACTCGCCGGCAATGATGCCTCTCCTGCGTATGACAGCACCTACAAGGGGCAGAAAATTGTCTCTTGCGGCGCTCAGGCTCTTCAGGTTGCCAGAGACTTCCGGGGAGCGGAAGGAATGTATGCCAAAGGCGATCCACAAGTTCTCGCAAAGGTGTCGGTTATTGGGCCGTCAACGGTTCTGAAAGGCCCGATCTTTCTGGCGTCTTACGGCACGGCTCCAACGGTTTACACCAACACCGCGGCATCAACCGACGGCCTGACCATCACGACTTCGGCGGTTGCTCACACCCCCATCACGTACAACACCACATGGTTTTGCAGGTCCGGGGCAAACCGGGGTCTGTATCGCGTAGCGTACAGCACGTCAACGACTTCGCATACGTTTTATATTGCGTGGCCGTATGATATCACCATTGGCGATACCTTCGTTCCGGTGTCTCTACGACAGGGGACTTGCCTTGCTCAGTTCGATGCACAGTCCACCTTTATCGAGCAGCAACCGGCCACAGGCACGAATGACTACGAGTTGGATGTCCTGGAAATCAATCTTGAGGTCGCCGGTGCGGAATATGCGATCTTCAAATTCAACGCAGATCAGTTCTGCGCTATCAGAGCCTAAAGGAGGTAATGACACATGGGAAACCCTGTAATTTCTGAAAATTTCATTCGTTTGCTTGACGCACGCCTGCGGGAAGTATCCGAAAATGCGTGGGCGGAATTGCCAAGCCAGAAGGGGGAACTCTACCGTGACGTGCCTTCCGATAGTGCATGGGAAGAGTTCTTTAGTGTTTCCGGCGTGGCCGATATCCCGGCATTTAACGGGAAACTGGAATACCTTTCGCAGTCTCCCGGTTATTTGACCCGGATCGAACCCAAGGAATACGCCGCCGGTTTGGCGTTTGAGCGGAAGTTTCTGGACGACAAGAAGTATGCCGTCATGTCGGATCAGGTAGAAAGCCTCACCATTGCCGCACAGCGCACCAAGGCCAAGATCGAAGTTGATCCGTTCGCCTATGCGTTCTCTTCGGCGTTCAGTTTCATGTATTCGGAAGAGGGCGTATCTCTCTGTTCCGATTCTCACACCACGAAGGCAGGCGTTTCCACGGCTACCGGGTTTGACAATGCCGGAACAGCGGCAATGAGCAAAACGGCTGTTGCTGCGGCACGCCTTGCCATGCTTCGCTTCAAGAACGATATCGGGGAGAGAATTGTCACTAACCCCGATACCATCGTTTGCGGGGAAAGTCTTGCGGATACGGCGGGCGAGATTGTCGGTTCTGAAAAAGATCCGACATCTGCCAACAACACCAAAAATATGCAGTACCAGCGGTTCAAGGTTCTTGTTCTCCCCCGTCTTGACGATTACGATAGTAATAATTGGTACTTAGTCGATTCCCGGCAGATGAAAAAGGATTTGCTTTGGATTGACCGTATTGTCAAGGAAACCAAGATGACGGTGGACTTTGAAACTTTTATGGCGAAGTGGAGTATCTATTTCCGCTGCGGCAATGGTTTCAAGGGCTGGAGATGGTGTTTCGGCGAAAATGTAAGTTAGTTTATTTGTTGACGTTTTAACCAACGGGTGTGCGCCTCTGACGAGGGGGTGCACATCCCACACCAGTGTAAGCGGGGGTTCGATTCCCCTGGGCGGTGCATGAGACAGGGTAGCGTCACTGGAAGAAGGGAGCAACAAAAATGGGACTCACGAATTACCCCAATGGGATTTCAAGTTTTGGTTTGCCCGTGTTTGGTGACATTCCGGCCACGTTTGGTGATATTTATTTTGTTGACTACCGGAACGGTAACGACAGTAACACGGGAATCGAAAAAGACCGCGCCTTCAAAACGCTCAGCAGGGCCTATGACGCCGTTGTGACGGACAACAACGATATTGTCGTGATTGACGGCGACTCCGAGATTGTTGAAACGGCGATGATTACCCTTTCAAAAAACCGTGTCCACACCATCGGCCTGAACGGGCCGCCGCCTGGGCTTGGATACGGGGCGGGAGCCAGGATTACCCAAGGAACAACAGGTGTGGCAACCGACATCGCAACGCTCCTAAATACGGGCGTTCGCAACACATTCACCGGGATAAAATTCAGCAACAGCAGCGCTACGACGACATGCCTCTACACCGTCGCCGAGGGCGGGGAATACACCCGTTACAACAACTGCGAGTTCTACAAGTCTGGGCTTCTCACTACCGATTTGACTGCTGAAGTCCTCTGTAATGGTGATTCTTCGCAGTGGTACGGATGCACAGTCGGTGATCTCGTCAACGAACGCGGCGCGTTGGGGAAAGAGCGCCCCAATGTTCTGCTTACGCGGGAATTGATTACGGGTAAAGTAGCCCGTGATTGCGCTTTCGTTGATTGCTTGTTCCAACACAAGGCGGCTCATGTGGATGTCTGTTTCTTCTATGGCGCGAATGCGACGGATGTTGAACGACGGCTCCTTTTGGTTCGCCCCATCTTCTGGAATTGTGTGCTTGCGACGGCTATTCCTGCGGATGCGGTAAACTTTGCGGCAGCACAGACAGCGGGCGATGTTCTGCTTGTTGATCCGGTGTCGGTAAATGTCACGGCGCTGGGTGGGGCAAACCTGAATGTCTATGTTCAGGGGGCCGTTCCTACGGCTGCGACAACTGGTATTGCGGTTGAAGTGGCCGCATAAGGGATAACGATGATTAAACATTGGGTGCGGGACTATGAAAGTGGTTCCGCACCCTTAACCAAACCTAAACAATAGGAGAATGAATCATGGCAGACGAAGCAACAGCAATAGCACCAGCGGAAAAGGGAAAAGCGACATTTCAGATTTTCGGCAGCGTGGACCTGGATGAAAAAGGACGGGTCAAGTCAACCTACCCCTCATGGTACTTCGATCATCTGAAGGATGAACTGAAAACCGATATCGCCCGGGTTGAGACACAACTGAAATTCGACCGCATCCCACGAACGGAAATTTCAATTACCCAGGATCGTCTTGCACAGAAGAAGGCGAAACTGCGGGGGCTGGAAAGCTCGACGCTCGAATTGAAAGGCAAACTGAAGGATCGGGTGGCGACGGTTTACAACGATCTCGGGGAAAAGATCGGGGCGGCAATGTTCACGCGATCCGATATGAAAAAGGGTCTTGCGGATGCCCATGAAGAAATGAAACGCATGACGGAACCCTGCATCGAGGTGCGGGGCGATGCCGCGAACCTTGTCAAAGCCTGCAACGTAAAGGTTGTGAAGGGGAAGGTCACGCGGGAAGGGGCTGCAAAGGTTTGGAAGATAGCCGGAAAGGTTCTGGAGAACCATACAAATGTTGAGCATTTGCGGAAGGATTAGCC